TATCACGATGTCTGATAATATATTTTATAGCACAACCTTCAGGATATAACAACTCATTCTCTACTACAAACTTACTTGGCTGTATTTTATATTTTTGATAATGAGATCCTCCGTGTTGTTTATCCCAAACTTTCGATGTCATAACCTCTATCCTCCCTTTTTGCCGACATGATATATAAATTTTGTTTAGTTCTTGTCACTCCAACATACCAAACCCTATTTTCTTCATCAGCTTTGTCTTCATTTTTTTCTGCAGACTCTCGTATTGTTTTTGTATTATCTAAAATTAATAATACATTGTCAGCTTCACCACCTTTTGCTGCATGTATTGTAGATAATTTTATTCTTGCATCTTTAGATAATTTTTCACCCATACGTAACATCTCACGTATGTATAGACACTCTTCGTAATCTATTTGAAATTCATCAAACCATTCTATTTCTTTTGAAAAAGATAATTCTGTTAAGTCATACATCTTTTCTTCTGTCGGTTTTAAATTACTGCCTGCACATTCTAAAATATCTTTTACTTCTGATAGAGATAACAACTCTCCTTTCTGCCATCGTATGTAGTTTAGAATAGTTCTAAACAAGGATACTTTATAACTCTTACGACCTTTGTATTGAAAGTATACACCTCTATCTTTTAAGGTAGGCATAAGTTTTGTTAGTCTATCATTGTATCTTGCAAGTATTAACCAATTGCCTTCGTGTAATGGTAGCCCATCTGTGTCTGTAATATAGTCTACATTTCCCTCTTCATCTCTTGCTTTCCATTGTTTACGCACTCTTTTTGAGTCAGGTATTCTGTCTAATATTTTATCTGCAATATCTTGAATAGACTTCGGAACCCTGTAAGATTGTGGCAAAATTATGTTTTTCTTTGACCTTTCTTGCTGAAATTTTTTTACATCTGCTCCTGCCCAACCATAAATTGCTTGATCGTCATCACCCGCTAGTATAACATATTTGGCATTTTTCTTGATAATATCTACCATTTTCCATTGTATAGGTGATAGATCCTGGGCTTCATCAATAAATGCTACGTCAAGTTTTGGACACAATTCTGACACATTAAATTTTTCTATCATATCTGTAAAATCTACCAACTTAAAAGAGTCTTTGTAATTCTGCACTTCATCTGAAATAATTTGTAATAATTGTTTGTTCATATCTTGAGAATACATATCTGTATTGTACTCATCCTCTATTGTAATTTCTTTAATCCTAGCTGCATTAATGAGATTAAAGTATTCACTATTAGAATCCACAAATCCTGTAGTTTCTTGACCATCAGAATATACAGTCATTTGAATTCCTAATTTTCTCCCTATGTCCTCGTAGTGTTCGTCTTGCATAACTTCTGATTTTTTAAATCCAAGTCTTGTAAATGCTAGAGAGTGTAACGTTCTAAAATATTTTAAATCTTTTCTTTGGAAAGCTGTGTGGTAATCTAACATTCTATCGATAGCTTCATTTGCAGCTTTAGTTGTAAATGCAAAATATCCTATCTTATCTATAGGTGTTCCTAGTTTTAAAAATGTTTTTACATATTGTAAAAGTTTTGTAGTTTTCCCTGTTCCCGGAGGCCCGAATAATTTTCTACTAATCACATGATCTCCGTTTTATGTTTTATTTTTGTATGGTGTATTGGCACCTCTTCAAATGATTTAATGTTAATCTTAATTATATTTTTTGTAGAAGAATAATACTCACCCTCTTTTTTTGATGGATATCTTTTTTGTTCTAAAAATTCTATTTCACAATCTTTGTATGTAACCTGCATCATACGACCTGTCTTGCCTTCGTTATACTTCCAGTCTTTTGATTTTAATTTATCAAAAAATTTATCAAATTTAAAAAATGCAAAATCATTCTCTATTAATACTGATCCAGTTTTAAATGCTGCATCACTTGTAGCTCTTGGTCCATTTATTTTTGCGTGCAATACATCGTGTAATTTTTCTTTTGGTGATGTGCCGATAGGTGGATGCACAACTTTTTGTGTGGCATACAATGCTTCTAACACTGTTTGCTCTTCGTCACCTTTGATTAACGGTGGCGGAAATCCTGCAGCTTTTGATATTGCATTTCTTCTTTTACGTTGATCGTTAAGATGCTCTACATTTTTACAATGCACTGTAGCTGTGCCAATACCATCTGGTTTTGTTACATCAAATTCATACTCAGGTTCTGGATCAAGATCTATTTTTTTAAGATTTGTTAGTACAGGGTATGCACCCTTAGATCCTGCTAAAACTCCAAACTTTTTCTTTACACAAATACCTTTCTTACAATGTTCGCTCAAAGGACTCTGTGTGCATGTGTATCCTTTAGAACTTTTATTCCAAGATTTTACTTTTTGATTTAAAAATTTTTGATCCCATGCATTTGCATGTACACCTGCAAAATATTTTACCGGTGCATTCATAACTTTTTGTTGCCAGTTATCTGGATACTTCATCTTAACCATGACATGATAATTGTACATAAATCTATCTTTACCATCAAAACTATCTTGACTAGCTATCTTTGATATTGCTGCTAGACATGGTGGTCCTTCTGTAAATTCTTCATCGACTCCTTCCATGCTTTTATTTTCTATCTCCTCTGTTATTTCTTTCAGTCTTTCTTTTGTTACTAGGTTGGAGCTTATAACTTTCATAAACTGATCCAACGTAAACGTTGTGCCATCTATGTTTAGGGCCTTCCGCTCATCACCATAGTAAGGTAAATTAATAAATTGTCCTGGCCTTAGCTGTCCAGTCTCACTATCTTTTGATAGCTGTGTTTGTTTTGGAAATATTTCTGTGTCTTGTTTTAGTCCAAACAAAGATAATAAATTTGTAAGAAAAGATTTTACAGTTTTAGAATCTGTAAATATATCCATAAATAAAAATAAATGTAACCCACCACTTTTAGATTGTACTGGTAACAAAGGTAATTCATATTGTTGTATAATATCTATGTAATCTTTTTTATTAAAATCATCATAGTCTTTTGGATCAATATCTATTACACCAAACTTAACTTCTGAATTTTCTGTGCATGGTTGTATACCAATTGATAATTTACCTGCTAAATGTGATTGATAAACTTCGTCTGTAAGTTCTTCGAAGTTCCAACGATAAACAGGTTTCTTTTTACCTGTCTCTGAATCTATATATGCATCAGGATGTTCAAAGTCAGCGACCCCATATGCATGTCTGTATCCATTAAAAAATTCTATGTATCTATCCATAACTGTATCAGTGGGCCGTCCACTCTCGCTTCTGGCCCACCTGTGCACTATTCTCTACGAGAATTATATAATGCTACTATCCTTTGGTTTATCTTCACCATGTTTAGCTTTTACAGATCCTTTAGAAATGTTTTCACTAAACGATTTAGCTTGACCATATAAGGATTGATCAGTTACTGGGCCAACTTTACTAACTTCCCAACCAAACCATGTGCCTTTATCATTAGACATTTGGGTAGTCTTTAGTTTGTAAATGTGGCTGAAAGATGCCGGTGTAAACATTCCGTTCTTACCATTCATCTTTATCCCAGACATCATTGAGTTCCATTTTCTACTAATTTTTAATTGAGTAGATTTCATAGATATCAAAGCTGTCGATGGACTATCTCCCGATACTATAACAAAGTGTGATGCAGTCTTCTCAATATAATTACCGTTTGGTAATCTATCTTTGTAGTTTGCATCTGGTTTTGTCTTAGACATGATATCAGAAGAAGAATCATAGATTGCAACTGGTGCACCTAAACCTTCTCCTCTATCTTTCCATTCAATGTACTCCAACTTATAAAAACATGGAATTACATCTATACCTTTTACTCCGTCATAGAGTTCTCCAGAGACAGAATTGTAAATCATTCCTGGCTCTGCACCCTCAACATACTTACCATCACGTTTATTAACTTCTGGTGAAAGTTGTCCTAGGATTTTAAGAAAAGGAAGGGCTAAGTCTTCTTGACTTATTTTACCCAAACCTTTTGCTGCATC